ACCACATCGCCTACAGTACCACCTGAGCTGGAGAAGTTGCGCGAGAATGTTTTCCCCAACTTTACTTGGGCCCTAGGACTCGATCACCCGACACCAGCCGTGCCATTTGCACCACCACTGCAACCCTCCGCTCCGCCAAAGCCTATCACGTATACACCCGTCAAACCGAAAGGACTCATAGTCGAGCGTGTCGCTCGCGCTGAGGCATGCGGTGTTATCGCAATCCCTTTGGTTGTAACCACACTGAGTGATGAAGCCATAGCCATGGGTTTAACATTGCCAACGGCTCCCGCGAAAACAACTATTGCAGCAATGGTGCCACCGCCGACCACCCCACAAACCCCAACACCCACAGTCGCAATTAGCGCTGTGCAGGCTCCGGTTGGGTTGACTACATCAGTTATAAACAATCCTGTCTTGAAAGTACAAAATGCGTCCGGTGCTGCGCCCACAAGCGGCCCCCCCAGCATTGACAATAATGTGGCCACTACGTTGGTTTTTCACAATAGCTCGGCAGTAACCACTCAGGTTCCTAAAACTAAGCCGGCAGCAGACAACAGGGTTGTTCCTAAGACCTCACACAAAAACGGCACACCGTGTTCTATTGCATCTAAACTTCTTACGATTCCGGAAGTCGACGTCAACGTCAACCCCGGCATACCTAGGAGATTTTTGTCCGGGCACTGTGCTATGAAAGCTATGCATGAGGCCCTCACGCGTGCAAGCTTGACTAAATCTACGATTGATGCATGGCTCACGCAATGTGAGGATGTGCTGTCTTTGGCGGCGACGACCGGAAAATACGACTTTAACCAAGATCAAGTCGACAAATATATAAAGACGGGGGACTACCAGGGCTCTGATATCAGCGCCGTTGTGTTGGAACTGTTGGCAGAGATTTATAACCTTAAGGTCCACGTTCATCTCGCAACTGGCACTAACGTCATCTCCAGTGGGCGTCACTCTATTCATATTTACTGGTCCGGTAATCATTACTCTTCACGTGTCTCTGGGGGCGCCGTTGACAAGTTCAAGTCGTTCTTTGCGCACATACCGCAAGGGTCAACTATATTGGACGTCAGCGCCTCTCCTGGCTACTTCACTAAAATGGCTACGGAAAGGGGCTATCAACTCTTCTCCGCACACTATAAAGAGGGTTCACCACACACCGTTTACGAGCCCGACTTCAAGTATTCTCATCATTCTCAACTGTGGGCCCACCTGCGCGCCTCAAAAAAGAAATTTGACGTTGTGTTTATTGATGCGGCTCGTGACTGCGATAGTGAATCTCTACTAACAGACATCTACAAATCGTCCGTCGAGTTCGTCAAACAGGGTGGCTCAATTATCACAAAGACGTTTGGGAATCCACATTATTTGTGGGCTGACGACAAGTTTGAGGACATCAAACTCATCCATGTATCTGGGACTTGTTCAGAGCGCTATTTCCAGTGTCACACCTTCATGGGGCAGGGGCAGAAACGGTTTTTCACTTATTATGATCGACCCGGCTGGAACCGCAAAATAACGGAGCACACGTTACCTTACACGGACAACATA